GCGATGGCAGCAGTGGCAGCTAGTAGCACGGCGATGGCGGCAGTGGTAGCCAGCAGCACCGCGATGGCGGCGGTGGTGGCTAGCAGTACGGCGATGGCAGCAGTGGCAGCTAGTAGCACGGCGATGGCGGCAGTGGTAGCCAGCAGCACCGCGATGGCGGCGGTGGTGGCTAGCAGTACGGCGATGGCAGCAGTGGCAGCTAGTAGCACGGCGATGGATGCCGTATGGGCCAGTGACGCCGCTGCCGATGCGGTGTTGACATCGCACACGGCGCGGTTGGCGGTGTACGAGTCCGACACGGCGCTGGCTAGGCTGCAAGCCAATCCAGCGCAGATCGCGCGGCAGATCAGCATCGCAGGCCGCACCCAGTATGCAAGCACGGGATTGAACACGTTTAACTTCGTGCCCAACGGCACGAAGGTCATTCTGCTGCGCCGGTGGTACAGCAATAGTGAATTTGACTGCCTCAACTGGCGGCGCGGGGCGACGGATACTGGATTTTACTACGGGGTCATCCAACCCGGCGGCTCCCGCGTGCTGTATGGCGACTGGGCCAATGGCACCGTCCCCGGCACCTACAACGACGACGGCACCCGCTGCAATTCCGAGAGCGACCACGCCAACTTCGTCGCCGCCTGTAACGGCCTGCGGCGTGACGCTTGGTCTCAAGGTTACACGCTCTATGTGCGTTACATTACGGTCTAAGGAGGCAACATGCGTGTCATCATCGACGAAACAACCGGCGCTGTAGTGGGGATCACGACTGACCCGGCGTTTGTGGCAGGGGCGGGGATGCGGGTCATGGATGCCCCACCGGACTTTGACCCCGCACACGCGAGCGAATACCGGCTGGAGGGCGAGACGCTGATCCACGATCCGGCCATCGTACTCACGCGCGCCAAGGCCGCGCGCATTACCGAGATCAAGCGCCAGGCGCAGGCCAACATCGAAGTACTCACCTGGCGGCTACAACGCGCGCAGGAGCGCGACCGCCTGGGGTTGCCGGGCGAGACGCCTGAGGAAGTGCTGCTTGAGCGCGAAGCGATCCGGCGTGCCTCCAACCGCTGCGAGACTGAAGTTAATGCCGCGCAGGAGGTGCAGGCGGTGCAAGCCGTCACCTTTGCCGTCACCGCAGCCGACCGCGCCACACCGGCGCGTATCACGCGCCTGCAGTTCCTGCTGCGCTTTACCGAGGCGGAAATGCAGGCGATCGTGGCGGCCGCCGAGACCAATCCCGCGCTCAAGGCTGCGTTGCTCAAATGGCAGGCGGCGGATGGCATCACGCTCACCGATCCGGTCACCCAGGCCGGGGTGCAGGCGCTGGAGATCGCGGGGCTAATCGCGCCGGGGCGGGCTGCGCAAATCCTCGCTGTGGAGTGACGCCATGCGCCAACGACTGCTCAACCTGTTGATCGCCATCGACCAACTGTTGTGGGTGGTACTGACATTGGGCAAAGGCATGCCAGATGAAACCATCAGCGCCGCCGCCTGGCGCATGGAGCGCGAGGGCAAACTCGCCGGGCGCGTGCTGCGCCCGCTCATCGATGCGCTCTTTTGGCCGCTTAAGCGCGATCACTGCCGCCTCAGCTTCGAAGCGGAAATCGACAGGCGGCAACTTCCTGCCGCGTACCGAACCATAACCACCACTTGTAAGGAGTAACCACCATGTCTGATACCTTTCTCCACGGCATCGAAGTCGTCGATATTGACGACGGCATCCGCCCGATCCAGACGGCGCGGTCGAGCATCATCGGTCTCGTCGGCACCGCACCGGCGGCGACCGCAACGCTCTTCCCGCTCAACACGCCAGTCATGATAATCACCCCGCGCACGGCGGCGGGGCTGGGCACCACCGGCACGCTGCCCGCTGCCGTGCATCTGATCCACGCGCAGGGCATCGCGCCCGTGATCGTGGCCATCCGCGTGCCGGACGTACCAGACGACCCGGACACCACCAATGTCAACGAGCGGCTGGCCGCGGTCATCGGCGGTACCAACACCACCACGGGCGAGCGCACCGGTATCGCCGCGCTGCTCTCGGCGCGTGGCACGGTGGGCGTGACACCGCGCATCCTGCTCGCGCCGGGCTTCAGTCAGAACAAGACGGTGGCCGATGCGCTCATTAGCGTAGCGCAGCAAGTGCGCGGAGTGGCCGTGATCGACGGCCCCAACACCACGAGCGCCGCAGCCATCACCTACCGGCGGCAGTTCGGGTCCGACCGCGCCTATATCATCGACCCCAGCGTGATGGTGGACGGCCAGACGCTGCCCGCCAGCCCCGCCGTCGCCGGCCTGATGGCGCGCATCGACAACGAGCGCGGCTTCTGGTGGAGTCCATCGAACAACCCCATCCTGGGCGTCACCCGCGCCGCGCGGGCGGTGGACTTTGAGCTGGGCAACGCCAACGCCGAGGCCAACCTGCTCAACGAGGAAGGGGTCGCCACCCTGGTGTACGAACAGGGCCTGCGCCTGTGGGGCAATCGCAGCGCGAGCAGCGACCCGAAGTGGGCGTTCCTGTCGGTGCGCCGCACGGCGGACATGATCCACCAGGCGCTTTTGCAAGCCCACCTGTGGGCAGTGGACCGCGCCATCGGCCGCGCCTATGTGCGCGACGTGCAAGAGGGCGTCAACGCCTACCTGCGCCATCTCAAGAGTTTGGGCGCGATCCTCGGCGGGCGCTGCTGGCTGGACGAAGAGCTGAACAGCCCGGCCAATATCGCTGCGGGCAAGGTCTATTTCGACTTCGACTTCACGCCGCCGTATCCGGCCGAGCGCGTTACCTTCCGCAGCCACCTGGTCCCTGACTACGCCACCACCCTGTTTGTCAACTGAGGAGAATCATCATGGCCATCCAACACGTACTCGCCAACATGAGCGCTTTCGTCAACGGCCGCGGCTACATCGGCCGCGTGACCGAGTTCAACCCGCCCAAGCTCGCCCCAGTCGTGCGCGAATACAAGGCAGGCGGCATGGGTGGGGAGGTCGCCATTCCCATGGGCGCGGTGGAAAAGCTCGAAGCCTCCTTTACCCTCACCGGCTATGACCCGGACGTGCTCGCCGCCTTCAGCGTGGTGCCTGGCCGCTTGGTGCCGCTGCGCTTTACCGGCGGGATGTATGATTATGACGGCACCTGCCGCCCGATCGAGATCACCATGCGCGCGGTGCTGGCCTTTGAGCCGGATACCTGGAAGCCGACCGAGGCCTCCGACCTCAAGATCAACGCGATGATCCACTACTACAAGATGGATGTGGACGGGCGCACCGTGCACGAGATCGACCCGGTGAACCTAGTGGCCGTCATCAACGGCACCGACCAGCTGCAATCGATGCGCGCGGCGCTGGGGGTGTAATATGACGACCGTGACCTTACGCGAACCCATCGAGATCAACGGCGCCAAGGTGGGCGTACTGACGCTGCGTCGCCCCAAGGTACGCGACCTGGAGGCCATCGACAAAATCGCGGGCGAGACGGCCAAGACCATAGCGCTCATCGCCAACCTGGCGGAATTGCCGCCTGAGGCTATCCGCGAGCTGGACGCAGCCGATTTTGCCGCCGCCAGCAAAGCGGTGGCGGAGATGCTGGGAAACGGGTGATTGCCCCCATGGACGGCCTGGAGCTTTTGGCCTTGGCCTACCACTGGCCGCCGGAGGTGGGGCGGGAGATGGAGCTTAGCGAGTTTGCCGAGTGGGTGCGGCGGGCCGAGAGAGTACTCAAGGCGCGCGGCGCGATCTAGAGCAAGAGGATGGCGACGATGATGAGAAGCGCCCACCAGCCCAGAATGGTGCCCACGGGGGCAAGCCCGCGCTCGCCGTTGGCCCAGCTGATGAAGACCGGCGGGGCCACCAGCAGCAGGCCAAACGCCCATTGCGCCCAAGTGTGCTCGTTGATGTAGGAGAACAAGGAATCCAGCATGTCGGCGACCCTTACGATTGCGGCGCTGCTCACGCTCAAGGATCAGTTTAGCGCCCCCTTGCGCGGAGCGCAAAACGCCTTGAGCGGCCTGCAAGAGCGGCTCAAAGGCGTGCAGGGGGTGGCTCAGCGCGCCGCTGCAGCCCTGCGCGGGGTGTCTGACGCTACCTCGCGCTGGGCGACTACCTCGGCGCAAATCGCCGCCGCAGGGCAATTTGCCACCGGCTTTGGGCTGGAAAGCTACATCCGCAACACCATCGGCGTAGAGCATCGCTTGGCCGCGCTGGGCAACACCGCCAGCATGTCGGCTGTCGAACTCAAGGCGCTCGATGCGCGGCTGACCGCCGCCAGCCGCGCGACCAACCAGTTCAAGGCCGATCTGCTGACCGCCAACGAGGAGCTCATCGCCGCTGGCCTCGAATGGCAAAAAGCGCTCGACATCACGCCTGTGCTTGGTAAGGTTGCCACCGCCACCCAGGCCAGCATGTCAGACCTGGCGCAGACTGCCTACGCACTCACCAGCAACCTCAAAGTGCCAGTGGATCAAATGCAGGCCGCCTTTGAGCGCTTGACCGTGGCGGGGCAAAGCGGGCAATTCGAGCTTAAGGACATGGCGCGCGAGTTTGCCAAGCTCGGCGCGAGCATGGGGGCGCTGAAATTCACCGGTCTGGAAAACGTCTCCCGGCTGGGTGCCGCCTTGCAAATCGCCCGTCGTGGCGCAGGCGATGCGGCAGAAGCCGCCAACAACCTGCAAAACTTCCTAGCCAAGCTGGCCGCGCCGGAGGTGCAAAAAAACTTCAAGAAGTTCGGCATCGATCTGCCGCGCCTGCTCAAGGGCGCGCGCGAGCGGGGGCTGGATCCCTTCTTAGTTACACTGAAAGCCATCCAGAAGGCCACCGGCGGCAACGAATTCAAGCTCGGCGAACTCTTTGGCGACATGCAGGTGCAAAACTTTATCAAGCCGATGCTGCTCTACACCGAGGATTACAAGCGCCTGGTGGGCGAGATCAACGTCGCCAATGGCGTTATCGAAGGCAACTTCGGGCGGATGATGAACACCACCGCCGAGCGCTGGAAGCAGTTTCGCATACAGCTGGAGTCTACGCCCATGCCGTGGCTCGACGACTTGATCGGCAAGCTGTCCAGACTGCTGGCAATGATGAACGAATCCCCTAAGATCGCTAGTGCCATCGCCGCCGCGTTGGTGGGCATCGCAGGGGCGGCCATCGTGCTCAAGACAGCCTCCATGGCGCTGTCTGGCCTTGCGTGGCTGATCGGCCTTGGCGGCAAGATCGGCGGCTTACTCAAAGGCCGGGGCGCTGGCTCCATGACCACCGTCGGAGCGGTAGGCAGCACGCTGTCGGGCATGGCGGGCGTGCAAAAGGTGTGGGTGGTTAACATGCCAAGCGGCGGCTTTGGCGGCGCACTGCCAGACATCGGCGGCGCAGGCGGTAAAGGCGGAGCGCCTGGTAAGGCTAGTGAAGCCGCGCGCACACTGGGATCGCGTATCCGTTCCCTCGTCGCCGGTGGCTGGATGCAGATCGCCTTGGCCTGGCAGACACTGGCTGGCTGGGGCGGCAAGCTCATCGGCATCGCCGGATCGGTCGGCTCGGCTATCGCCAGCGCAGCCGGTGTGGCTGGCCGAGCCATCCTGTGGCTGGGCCGCGCGGTCTTGCTCAATCCCATCGGCCTGATACTCACCGCTATTGCGGCAGCGGCGTATTTGATCTGGCGCAACTGGGACGTCGTCGGCCCTAAGCTGGCAGCAGTATGGCAAGCCGTCAAGGAGGCGTTTGTCAGTGCGTGGGAGTGGATTAGCGCCCTACCCGGCAAGATGCTCGCCATCGGCAACCAGATCATCGAGGGGCTTATAGCGGGTCTGCGCGCGCGCTGGGAGGAGATCAAAGAGGTCGTCTCCAGCATCGCCAGCGGTATCGCTGACAACGTGCGCGGTGCGCTGGGCATTCGCTCGCCATCCCGCGTGTTTGCCGAGATTGGCAGCAATTTGATGGGCGGCTTGCAGCTGGGCATCGAGCGCGCGGCCAGCCTGCCGCTGGCGGCCATGCGCGGCGTCGCCTCCGCTCTGGCCGCGCCGATCACGGCGGGCGCTATTTCGTTCGCGCCGCTTGCGCAGGCCGTGGAGCCAGTGGTGCCGCCTGAGACTGAGGACGCACTGCGCACAATTCAGCAGGTGGTCGAGCCGGTTTTTCTACCTCAGCCGGAGGATTCTCTGCGCATCATCAGGCAGACGGTAGAGCCAATCGCTCTCCCACAACCGACTGATGCCATGCGCACGATTCGACAATCCGTCGAGTCTATTGCCTTGCCTCAGCCTGCCGATGCGACTCGTACGATACGGCAAGCGGTCGAGCCTGTCGCGCTACCTGAGCCTGTGGATGCCGTGCGCACCATCCGGCAGGCTGTTGAGCCGATAGATCTACCGCAACCTATCCTGCAGGTCGAGCCATCGCAGACCATAGCTCTGCCATCGCAGGCCAGCAGCATGCCGGGCGCGGCACCCTCGCCAGCGCCGATTCAGATCACCGTCAACCTCAACGGCCCAGCAAGCCCCGAGGCCGCGCAGGATGTGGCCGCCACCGTGCGCCGTGAGGTCGAGCGTGCCCTGGCCGAGCAGGCCCGCCGCGATGCGCTGGCCCGCCGCGCGCGGCTCATCGATGGAGGCATATTCTGATGGATGTGCTCATGACTCTTGGCGACGGACAGCAGCAGTTCCGCTTTGCGATCGACACCGCCGCCTACCAAAGCCTGAAGCGCTCCACCGAATGGCGCTGGCCCGCGCAAGACCGTCTCTGGAACGACCCGGCGCGGCAGTTCACCGGGCGCGGCAGCGACGAAATCACCCTCGAAGGCGTCATCCTGCCTGCGTTCAAGGGCGGCCTGGGGCAGCTCAAGGCCCTGCGTGCGCTGGCCGATCAAGCCCTGCGCGATGCGTCTGGAGCGCGTCCGCTGACGCTGGTCACTGGCTATGGTGATGTGCTCGGCCAGTGGGTCATCACCCGGCTAGACGAGGAACAGCCCACCATCGGCCCATCTGGCGCGCCGCTGGAGCAGCGCTTCACGCTCACGCTGGCCGCCTACGGGGAGGATAAACAATGACGCTCTACACTACTGCCACCACCGAGCGGCTCGACCTCATCTGCTGGCGTTACTACGGGCACCTGCGCGGCACGGTGGAGGCAGTGCTAGACCTGCCCGCCAATACCCATCTCAGGCACTTAGACATAGCGCGTCTGCCGCTAGGCACTACCCTCATCCTGCCGCCCGAACCGCCTCGCGCAGCCCCCAAACCTAGGAGGTTCTAATGCGACCGGTGGTCATGCTGTTTAGCCTAGGTGGTGCCGATCTCACCAAGACGCTTATCGAGCGCGTGACTAGGGTGACCTTCACCGACCAGGAAGGGTTTGCCAGCGACGTGCTGGAGGTTGAGCTAGACGACCGGGGCCAGTTTGTAACGCTCCCTGCGCCTGGAGACAAAATCAGATGCTTGATGGGATACGTTGAGCGCGATCTGACGACTCTCGGCGATTTTGTCGTCGACGAGGTGCGCTTATCCGGGCCGCCTTTAACAATTGCCTTTACCGCCAAGGGCGTCGATCTGGTCAATACCCACCTTAAGGCCCCGCTGATTGGCTACGGTGACGATGAATCCTTAGCCGCTTTAGCCCGGCGCATTGCGGCCAGGCATAACCTCACCCCGGTGATCCATCCGGACGCTCAAACCATCCTGCTCGGTCATATCGACCAGCAGACCGAAAGCGACATGGCGCTCTTGGAGCGCTTGGCTCGCGCCCGCGACTGGGTGCTGCGGCTCGATGCCGAGCGCCTCACGCTGCGCCCGCACGCTGCCGCGCTACCCCCCGGAAGGCAGGCGGAAGACTTTACCCCACCGCTCCATAAGATAGACGCGCGCCAACTCACCCGCTACGACTATACTACCAACGCCAGAAGCCGCTACGGCAAG